GGTCCCCTCAGGGACCGATGAGGCCTCGCCCTGGCTGAGCCAGGCGGAGGCGTCCGACGTGGCGATGCCCGACCGCGACGGCAGCAGTTGGTGAGGTGAGCGATGGTGGAACGGCGCATCCTGGGCCCGAATGGACAGCCCATCAGCCGCGCGGCGCTGAGCCGCGAGGAGGCCGTGCCGGCCGTAACCGGGCTCATGCACCCGTTTGACGAGACGATCGCGCCGGGGCTGTCGCCGGCGCGCCTCGCCCGCACCTTGCGTGACGCCGGCCGTGGCGAGATGCGCGACTTCCTGACCCTCGCCGAAGAGATGGAGGAGCGCGAACCGCAGTACCGCTATCTGATCGAGACAAGAAAGAATGGCGTCACCTCGCTCAACGCCCAGGTCGATCCTGCCAGCGAAAGCGCGCGCGATGTCGAGATCGCCGACTTTCTGCGGGACGAGCTCGTGAGCACGGCCGCCTTCCAGACCTTGCCCGACATGATGGTGGACGGGCTCGCCAAGGGCTACTCCCAGATCGAGATGGTGTGGGAGACGGGGTCGCTGTGGCTGCCCCGCCGCTTCATCTGGCGCGATCCGCGGCTTTTCCAGTTCGACCTCACGACGCGCTCGGAATTCCGGCTGCGCATGCAGGGCATGGCCGAGGGCGTCCCGCTGACGCCGCTCAAATTCTTGTCCCATGTCCCGCTCTTGAAGATGGGGCTGCCGGCGCGCAACGGCCTCGCGCGCTGCGCGGTGTGGGGCATGCTGTTCAAGTCGTTCTCGATGCGCGACTGGGCGGAATTCCTGGACATTTACGGGATGCCGCTGCGGCTCGGCAAATATGGGCCGGGGTCGAGCGACAAGGACCGTGCGGTCCTGCTCAACGCCGTGCGCAATCTCGGCCGCGACGCGGCGGCGATCATCCCGCAGGGCATGGAGATCGAGTTTGTCGAGGCGAAGGGCTTCTCGGACAAGCCCTTCGAGGCGCAGGCCCGCTTCATTGATGAGCAGCTCGCCAAGCTCATCATTGGCAAGCCCGGCGATGGCACTGCCAGCAGCAAGGCGGGCGAGGAGACGCTTGATCGCGTCCGTATCGACATCAAGAAGGCCGATGCGCGCGACCTTGAACTCACGCTGGCCGAGCAACTGATCAGGCCCCTGGTCGACCTGAATTTCGGCCCGCAGAAGCGCTACCCGCGCGTCCACTTCCCGATCCCGGAGCGCAAGGACCTCGCGGTGTGGGCGGACGCCGTCGCGAAGCTCGCCGATCGCGGGCTCGCGATCGAGCAGAGCCAGCTCTACGACGTGCTCTCGCTCAAGGAGCCCGCGCCCGGAGCCAAGCTCCTCGCACAGCCTGTGGCCGCGGAAGGCCAAACGCCCAAGCCCAAACCGCCGCCGCAGACCCCGGCCGAGCGCGCGAGCGCCTATCGTCTGGACCCACGCGTCTGCCCCACCTGTGGCCCCGCGACACTGGCCACAGCGGATGGCGACGAGCCGGCCGATGAGGAGGACCGCCTCGTCGCCACCGCACTGGCCGACTGGCGGCCTGACATGCAGCCGGTGATCGCGGCGATCACCGAAGCGGCCTCTGCGGCACGGAGTTTCGAGGAATTCGAGGCGGCGCTCGAAGCGCTTGCGGCGGGCCTTCCGATCGCGCGCACCGCCCGCCGTTTGGCGGTCGCCAGCATGATCGGACGGGTGCTCGGCGACCAGGGGGTCGAGTGACCAGCCCAGCTTCGAATTTAAGGCGGTTTTTAAGGCTCCCCAGCGCCATGAGCAGCCATCCCCCTGCACGGGCCGCTGTCGCCATGCGCAGGCCCGTGTGGCCTTGCCAACGGGGAAGCCGGCATGGCTGAGCCTGAGCTCTTTCGAACAGCCCCGAAAGAGGTGGTCGACTACTTCGACCGGCGGGCCTCGCGCCCGTCCTTCGCCTGGGATGAGATCGCGCCGCGCGAGCATGCGCTCGCCTTTACAGTGGCGCGCACCGCCGGCTTCGACGTCATCGACGATCTCAGGAGCGCGGTGCGTGAGGCGGTGGGCAACCGCGAGAGCTTCGAGGCTTTCCGCGCCCGGTTGACGCCGATCCTGCAGGCCAAGGGCTGGTGGGGCGAAAAGCGGGTGATCGATCCGCGCACCGGCGAAATTGCCCGTGTCCAGCTCGGCAGCCCGCGGCGGCTCGCCTTGATCTATGACGCCAACATCCGCTCGGCCGAGGCCGCCGGCGACTGGGAGCGCATCCAGCGCGTCAAGGACGTGCTGCCGCTGCTCGAATACCTGACCTCGACCTCCGAGCGGAAACGGCCTTTGCATCTGACATGGGTCGGCACCACATTGCCGGTCGACGATCCATGGTGGGCCACGCACTATCCGCCCAATGGCTGGCGCTGCAAATGCCGCGTGCGTAGCCGCGCCGCGCCGCGCGAAGGGGCCGCCACCACGCGGCCCCCGCTGAATGCGCGACCCTGGTCAAACCGCGCGACCGGGGAGACGCGCATGGTCCCGGCCGGCATCGATCCCGGCTGGGACACCAACCCCGGTCTGACACGCGACCGCGAGGCCGGCGTCCGCCTTGTCGAGCGGCTCGACGCCATGAGCAGCGCCGGGCGACGCAAGGCCGTCGTGCGGTTGCGCAGCGACCCGGTGCTCGCGTTCATCCTGGAGCGCTCGGGTGAGCCCGCCGGCGCGGTGGGCAGCGCCCTCTCCGCCATGCGCTGGCCGGTGGCCGTGTTGCCCGACCGGCTGGCGTTGGAGCTCGGCGTGACGAGCCGCATGGCCTCGCTCACGGTCGGCACGGTGGAGGCCGAGGCGGCGCGCGGTATCAGGCTCGGGCTTGCCGAGGTGTCGCTCGCCCAGGACGTGATCGACAGCCCGGAGACCATGGTCGCTGGCCGCGACACGCTTCAGCTCGGCCGCCGTGTGGGAGACCGGTTCTGGCGGCTCGCGGTCACGCGCGAGCCGGATGGCCAGGTGATCATCAGCGCCTTTGCGCCTGACGTCTCGACCGGCGACTAAAATCGGGCCATAACGGGTCCGTCTCCCCTTCAACCGCCCTTGAACCGGTCGCCGTGACGCGCGTCACGGTCGCGAGGGCACGTTGGCTCGGACAATGTCGGCCCCATGAGCCGACCGATCCCCTCCCGCGACGACGCGCTGGCCGCTGGCCTGACGGCCGGCGGCGTGGCCTTCGAAGTGGCGCTCGCGGCCTCCGATGGCGGCGCGGCAGCGCTGCCCGAATGGGTCCAGCTGACCCCGCGAGGCGCCGTCCAGGCGCGGGACGGCCGCCGTTTTGTCTTCGACCCGGAACGGCTCGCGGCGGCGTTTACGGCGGGCGGCCTCAAGCTGCCGATCGATTTCGAGCATGAGGCTGAATACACGATGCTGCTCGGCGCGCGCCCCGCGCGCGGCTGGATCATCGCCGTTGAGGCGCGGGCCGACGGCCTCTTCGGCCAGATCGAGTGGTTGCCCGACGCCGTCACGGCCCTGACCGCGAAATCCTACCGCTACATCAGCCCCACCTTCTGGCGCGACGCCGATGGCGTCAGCGCCCGGCTCTTGAAGGGCGCGGCCCTGGTCGCGTCGCCGGCGCTGGGCATGCCCGCCGTCGCCTCCTCCACCCCGGACGAACAGGACCTGACCATGATCAAGGATGTGCTGGCCGCTCTCGGCCTGCCCGAAACCGCGACCGCAGCGGACGCCACCGCCGCGATCGCCACGCTCAAGGCGGGCGATCCCGATCGCCATGTGCCCAAAGCGCAGCATGACGCCACGGTCGCCGCGCTGGCGACCGCGCAGGCCACGATCGAGGCGACCACGCAGGCTGCCGAGGCCGCGCGCTGTGGCGCGTTGATCGACGATGCCGTGAAGGCGGGCAAGGTCACCCCGGCCGCCCGCGATCATTACCTCGCGCTCGCCAAGGCCAATTTCGACGCGACGGCGGCGGCGATCGCGGCCATGCCGGTCGTCGTTCCCGCCGGTGAGGACAAGCAGGTCCGGGGCGGGCGGGCGACCAGCTCCGACGCCATCACGCTCGGGGCCCGCGCGCGCCAGTACATGGACGAGCAGGCCGCCAAGGGCATCACCGTGAGCGCGGCCGAGGCCGTCGCCCATATCGAGGGAGGGCATGAACCGCAACGAATTTGGTCTGATCAAGAACTTCACCGCAGCGGCGGCGATCAAGCCGCGCCGCGTCGTCGCCTTCGCGACGGCGGAGGGGCAGGTGGAGGTGGCGGTCAGCGCCACCGCGAAGCCTTTTGTCGGCGTCACCGGCGTGGTCGGCGCTGTCGCGGCCGGGGAGCGCATCGATGTCTATCTCGACGGCGTGCGCGATCTGGAAGCGGGGGCGGCCTTCGCCCAGGGCGTCGATCTGACGGTCGACAACCAGGGTCGTGTGGTTGCCGCCGCGCCGGCCGCCACCGCCACCAGCCGCATCATCGGCCAGGCGCTCGGCCTGTCCACCGCCGCCGGCCAGCTCGTGCCGGTCCGGATCGCGCCGGGCGCGATCAGCAACGCCGCCAATTCCTGACGAGACCCTGAGAGGACCGCCCGATGGCTCCCCGACCCGATAACCAGCAGTTCGAGGCGAACCCGTCGATGACGGCGATCGCCATCGCCTATCGCAATCCCGATGTCGTGATGATCGCCGACGAGGTCCTGCCGCGTGTGCCGGTCGGCGGCCGGAACTTCGACTGGACCGAGTACAGCGAGCCGGAGATGTTCACCGTTCCGGACACCCGCGTCGGGCCGCGCTCCGCGCCCAACCAGATCGAGCTCACCGGCGAAAAGAAGAGCGCGTCCGTGGCCGATTTCGGGATCGACGTGCCGCTCGACAACCCGACGATCGCTGTCGCCGAGGCCGCCGGCTACAATCCGCGCAGCCGCGCGGTGGAGATGGCGACCAACATCGTGATGCTCGACCGCGAAATCCGCGTCGCCGCCGCGATCACCAATGCGGCCGCCTACCATGCCGACCAGAAGCTCGCCGCCACTGCCGTCGATTTCTTCGCCGAAGCGGCCGACCCGTTCGAGGCGATCGACGAGATGCTCGACGCTTGCTGGGTGAAGCCCAACCAGCTCGTGTTCGGCCACTCCGCCTGGCGGTCGTTCCGGAAGCACCCCAAGGCGGTGCAGGCCGTGAAGGGGCAGACCACCAGCGCCGGCCGGCTGACGCGGCAGGAGGTGGCGGAGGCCTTCGAGGTCAATCGCATCCTCGTCGGGTCAGGCCGCGTCAATGTCGCCCGGCCGGGCCTGACGCCGTCGATGTCCCGCACCTGGGGCGCGACCATCTCCGGTCAGTTCATCGACCGCTCGGCCACGCCCGAGGCCGGAGGCATGACCTTCGGCATGACGGCGGTGCATGGCGCGCGCGTCGCCGGCACGCTGACGGTCGACATGGGTCTGACCGGCGGCATCAAGGTGCGGTCTGGCGAGAGCGTGCGCGAGCTCATCGTCGCGCGGCGCGCGGGCTTCCTGATCAGCCTTTCGTGACCCTGCTGTCCTGATGGCGAGCCCCGGCGGGTCCGGGGCTCTGATCAGCACAGGAGAGAGCCATGTTTCGCGCCGTGTCCCATGTCCTGACCGCGAGCGGGATCGCGAAGCCCGGCGAGGTCTTCGACGACGATGCGCTGAGCCCCGAGAGCGCGGACGCGCTTCTGAACGCTCGCGCCATCGAACTGGTGGCCGCGCCGCCGCCGGCGTCCGAGCCAGCGCCGGCCATGGCCTCTGGGCCCGCGCCCACAGGCAAGAAGGCCAAGGCCACCGAGGGCGCGGACGCCAAGGGCGGCTGACCACAGCATTTGGAATTCCGAGCGAAAGGATGCGTGGGCAACGGCAAGGACCAGCGGTGATCGGTTCCACCGCCTCTTGTGTCGGGACATCCGAGTAGGCGCGCCCTCCGCGAGTGGGGGTCGGCAGCGTCCGTTCCGCCAGGCGGGTGAGAGGCCCGCGCACCATTCCCGCGCGACTGCGCGCACCGTTGGGGACCCACGTGGCCTACGCGACCGAACAGGACATCATCGCGCTGCGTGGCGCGGCGGCGCTGGAGACGCTGCTGCCGATCGACGCCACGCCCGCCGTCGCGATCGCGCGCGCGCTCGATGACGCCACGGCCATGATCGCGCCCTATCTCGCCAAGCGCTATCACGTCACGCCGGGCGCGGCCTCGCCCATCCTAAGGCTCTGCGCCGTCGACATCGCCTGCTGGCAGCTGGCCTCGGCCGCCGATCGCCTGACCGAGGAAATCGACAAGCGCGCCAAGCTCCGCTTCGAGTTCCTGAAGGACGTCGCCGCCGGCCGCGCCGACATCGCGGAGCTCGAGCAGGCCGAGGCCGCAGGGCTTGGCGGCGGTGGCGCGGATGGAGACGCCTATTTCGAGGCGCAGCCGCGCCGGTTCGGGAGCGAGCCATGAGCACGTTGACGCTCCGGCTCAACCTCACCGGCGTCGACGGTGTCGAGGCCGCGTTGGCGGCCCTCGCGCCGCTCAAGTCCGGCGTTCTCCTGGAAGCGCTGGCTCGGCTGATCCGCGAAAGCGTCCGCGAGCGCCTTCTGGCTGGCGGCCCGGCCCCGGACGGCACGGCCTGGCAGGCCAACCGCGCGGGCCGCACGCCGATCCTCCACCGCACCGGAGCGCTGGCGCGCTCGATCGACTATCTCGTGCACGGGTCCAGCATCGTGGTCGGATCGAGCCTGATCTACGCGGCGATCCACCAGTTTGGCGGCGTGATCCGGCCCAAGAGCGGGGCGGCGCTCGTGTTTCGCGCCGGGAACGAGACGATCTTCGCCCGGCAGGTCACCATGCCGGCGCGCCCCTATATCGGCCTCTCAGCCGAGGACCGCAGCGAGATCATACTCGCCACCGCCCAGTACCTGCGGAGGCTGTTCCCATGAGCCGCACCACCGCGCTCCTGACCGCCGTGGCCGATCTGGTGCGCGGCATGCCAACCCCGCAGGGCGAGCCCGCCTTCCGCGATGTGCGCGTCGAGCTTGACCGCTACGAGCTCGCCAAGATGGCCGATGAAACATTCCAGGCACCGGCGGCGCGGGTCTGCTTCCTGGCCGGAAAATCCGTCCCCCGCACGGACCGCGGGCTCGATCGTGATGTCTCGATCGCCATCGTTGTCATCGCCGGGCGCGAAGGGCGGGCGGATACCCGCTTCGCCTCGGCCGACATCGCCGCCATGGAGCGGCTCGATTGGCTCACCGAGGCCTTCCTCGCCACGCCTTACGTGGGCCTGACCAGGCTCGGCGCGGCGCAGATCGGCGACCAGATGGTGGCCGTGTCAGAGGCCAGCAACAAGAAGGGCGTGTGCATCGCACTGATCGAGGTCACGTTCCGGCTGCATGAGGTGGCGATCGCGCGGCCGGCGATCCAGCGCGGCATCGAGACAGGCCGCCTGCCCTATGCGCCCTCGGGCCTGTCGCTCAATGACGGGCCAAGCATTCCCGCTCCGCCGGCCACGGGAGGCGGGGCATGAGCGCTCTCTTGCGCCAGATCATCAAGCGCCAGGCGCGGCTCGAGGCCCGGCTGAACAGCCTGATCATGCTCGGCACCGCCGAGGAGAACAAAGGCGCGAAGACCCGCGTGCGCTTCGACGATAAGGGGCAGGGCGGCCGGCCCTTCCGCTCGCCGCTGATCGCCCAGGCGAACAGCGCCGGCTTCAACGGGCAGGGCGTGAGCGCCTTCACCCGGATCGGCATCAACGAGCCGGTGCTGGTGTTCAACCCGGGCGGGGTGATCTCGCGGCACTCGCGCGTGCTGCCGGCCGGCCATGTCGCGGACCATCCCTCGCCCGGCGCGGCCGAGCAGGACGGTCATGTCCTGACGATCGGCTCAGCGAAAGTCGAGGTCCGGGACGGACTGATCCGGTTTTCGGTCGGCGACAGCAGGATCACGATGACCAACAGCATGGTCGACATCCGGGCCGGCGCGTCATCGACCAATTGGCGCTCGTCCACCGTCTGGACCGTGACGGCGATCTTCTCGGTCGACGGATGGCGGATGGAGCACAACGGTTTCAACAACGGATCGAGCCACACGCACGGCGGCATTCTGCCGGGCGGCAGCAACACTGCGACGCCCAACCCCTGAGGAGCACACGATGAAGAGCGCCTATCTCACCACCGCCGCGGCCGGCTATTTCGTCGCCGGCCAGAAAATCCCGTCCATTCAGGATGCCGACGGCAACCGCACGCCGAAGGTCGGCCACCAGCTGATGCTCACGCCCGAAGAGGCGAAGTACGAGCTGCTCGCCGGCGTCATCATTCCGGCCCCGGCCGAGGGCGAGACCGCGCCAGCCGCCGCGCTCACGGCCCCGGCAGCGAAGCGCTCTTCAAAGGCGCTTGAAGCCCCGGCGAATGAGGGCTGACGCGCCATGCGCACCGGCTTCGAGAGGTGGACATTGAAGCCGATCAGCGGCTGGGATCACTGCGCCCAGTCGATCGGCGTCATCCTCACCACCGAGGTCGGCACACGCGTGATGCGGCGCGCCTTCGGCAATCCGGCGCTCGACCTGCAGGATCGGAACGCCACCCCGCGCGTGATCATGCAGATCTACGCCGGCATCGCCCGCGCGCTCAGGCTCTGGGAGCCGGGGTTCCGGCTGCAAACGGTGCGCCTGGTCAGCGCTGGCGAGGATGGCCGCTTCCGCTTCGAGCTGACCGGCGTCTTCTACCCGCGCGGCCATCTCGGCGATTACAGCCAGCGTGAGGATCGCGCGCTCGTGCTGACCGCCAATGACAACGGCTTCGCCGTGGTGCGTGCCGCATGACCACGCGCTTTCCGATCGACCTGTCCCGCGTTCCGCTGCCGGCGTCGATCCAGCCGCTGGATTTCGAGGCGACGCTGGCGTCAGCACAGGCGGATTTTCTGCTGGCCTGGAACGCCTTGCGAGCCACGGCCCCGAGCTTGCCGGTGTTCGATACCCTCAATCTGGAGAGCGAGCCGGTCAATATCGTGCTTCAGACGATGGCTTACCGCGAGATGCTGATCATCGCGGCGCACAACGACGCCATCAAGGCCG